GTTCGCTGTAGCCGCCGATGTACTTTCCTTCAGGGTCAAAGATCTGGGGTACGGTTTTTAGGTCGGCCATTAGAAGCAGGGGCGTGAGCCACCTGCTACTTTTTGATTGTATGTTGTACTCTGCATATGGTTGCCCCTGTGACCGGAGTACTGCCTTAGCCCGGTCACAGAAGTTGCATTGGTCTCTGGTTAAGATTGTGTACATGCCAGCCACTACGCAGTGAGATCCACGATTTCGCAGCTATCACCCGTGCATGCGAGTGTCTGACTTCCAGAGGTATTGTCTTCTGCCTCATACGCAGAAAGTTTCGTCCAATCGATTGCATCTGGCATGGTAGCCAACATTTGATTGTACACGGACTTACCGACATGCTGGTAGGGTGCTTGCTGGTAGGTATGATCATCAAACGGTAGGAACGATACACCAGACATTTCATCGAAATGCTCGTAAACAAATGCGCCTACGTCTAACCATTCAGAACTTTCTACGTTTACAGTCACGCTAGGTTTGTGTTCGCACCAGTGACGCTGATACATCAGCCACATGTTAAGCTGATCGATGGCTGACATGTCTGCGGTAACTACCGCATTGTCAGGTGCCTTCATTGGGAAGCTGAAGACGGTGGTCTGATCGGGCTTAAAGGCTTCTGGCTCGTTAGGAACGCCTTGGTCCTTCATAAATTGTGTCAGAGGATCTTTGTTATCACCACGAACAGTACGGATATAATAAGGGCTATGCCGTGCGTGAATCCCCGAGGCGCTATCTGTAAGCTGTGAAACTGTACCCGATGGTTTCACGCAAGTTATAGCAGCCGACACTTCGATGCCCAGCTTATCAGCCCATTCCTTGTTTGTATCAACAGCCACCTGTTTCAGGTCTTCTAGCAGAACAGCTAGGTCACCTTCTTTGCCATTCGTTAGGGTGTTGTCCATGATGCCGGTTAGCGACACGCCCAACAGCCGTTCTTCTGCCGTGTTCTTCGCCCACACCTTTCGCAAATAAGGGAACTTGGTGTAGGTAGATTGTACCGTTCCCAATATGGTTGCGATACGGACTTTCCGAATAAGATCTTTTTTAGAATCTGTAGCACGAATTACTACCTCACTTAGATTACAAAACTGACCGCCTGTACCTGCAATTGGATTGCCGCTCTTATCGGTCTTTGGTCCCCGCAGGATGATTTCGCTGCACGGGTTAGTTCCCCATTCGTAGTTAGGGTCACGGCGTCCGTTCTTATTGGCTTGCTTAACAGCGGCTTCACGATTGAAGATACCACGCTCACCAGAACCGCTTTCTGCCAATGCAGTCCATTCACGCAGGAAGCTCATAGCGTCTGGCTTTTCGGTATAGGCCACAGAGTTGTTTGCTAGGCCCATGTGCGGGGCTGTTTCCCACCATTTACCGGACTTAGCGTGGCGCATACGATCATCTGACAGGTTGGATAGAGAGATCATCGCTGAACGCCTCACTCCACCTACCACGACAACTTCACCGATCTTGCACATGATGCTGTGACATTCATAGGAAGACAGCCTACTGCCTGCAGCCTTTTTGAAGGTATCAATGGTGAAATTAAACAGATCAACCAAAGGCGCTGGGCCAGATGCACGACCACCAAAGGTTTTAAGTCTAGCACCGGCTGGGCGAACCTTGCTTACATCCCATGTGGGGATTTCACCGGCAAAGAGCATGCTAATCAGAAGGCGGTATGCTTTGGCCCAGCCTTCCTTGCTATCCTTAACCACAATAGTGGTTTCACTATCAAAAAGGGTCTCAGGAACCTCTGGCAGGCTCTTGATGTACTGGCGTTCACAAGAGAACCCTACGCCCGTACCACACAACAGGATGAACATTGCTTCATCGAAGGCTTTGGGGTCATCAATGACTAGGTATGAACAGTTGTACATACATGTATTGTCACGGGCGGCTGCAACACCTGCGGTCATCATGGATCGCATAGAAGGCATAACCTCAAGGGCTGTGATGGCCTCAGAGATTTCATTCTGTACTGCCGTGTCCTCAATTACAGGAGATACAATACTAGAAACGTAGCGGCCTACGGTCTCGCCCCAAGTTTCCCTGCGACCTTCTTCGTCTAGCCAACGGGCATAGCGACTTGTGTGGATGAAGGATTGGTAATCGGTTGGTAGATAGTTATTCATTTAATATTTCCTTATCGATTGTCACCAGAGCCGCCGAGGACGCCCCGTGCCATTCGGCTGTTCAATTTGTCTAAGTTTTGTTGGGCAACAGTTTCCATGCCTATGCCCAAATCGGTGCAGAGGGATGCAATGTACCAGAGGGTGTCACCAACCTCTTTGCCGATCTCTGCCCGGTCCTCTGGGCTAAACATGCCGTTCTTATCCCGCAGTACTTTTTTGATCTTTCCTGCGACCTCACCAGCCTCGCTAAGAAGGCCAAGGGAAGGGTAAATAATTATATCAGCATCATTATAGACAGCGGTCTTAGATGCCTGTGTTTGATAGTCTTCAAAATTCATATTCTTCCGCCTCAATGATTTTGTTGATGTACCATTGGGCCTTTTTAAGATCCTCAATGGGGTTGTTTTTATACTGGTGACGCCACAGGTATTTGATTGCGTTGCCTTGGCAGTAGGATTTGAATCCTTCATGGCCGAGGGCTGCATAAATAGCTTCGATGCACTCAATGCCTGCTTGGTTGTAATGCGGGGGGTTGTTTACATTATCTGCCATCAGTTTTTCTTATTGAAGGGGATGACTTTGGCTTCGGCAATGGCTTGCTCAAGTTCATCGGCAGGCTCAAATTCGATTTCCATTTCAGATTGGTCGAGGACCATGTTGCCCAGATCCACAAAGAAAAATGGGTTGTTTTGAACCATGTATCCGATGCCCTCAACCAGAGCTTCGTAGTGATTCACTTCCTCTTCGGACACGTTGCCTACAAGGTTGCTAAAGGCGCTGAGATTAAATCCTGTATGGTCTACCGGCGTTATAAATAAGCCGCAGGCAATGGGGTCTTTATCTTTCATTTGTTTTTTCCAATCAGTTTGAAAAAGTGTTCTGCATCCATCAGGGCTAGTGGCTTCTGCCGATCCGCTTTGATGATTGCGATTGGTTCCGCTTTGGGTGGGCAGTTGGCTTCAGCTTGCTCCATGAATTTGTATGCACTGATCTTGTTCAGAGCTTTGCATTCGACGGAGTAGGGAAAGAGCTTTCTAGCAGCGGGCGACAGTTGAACGTCTTCCCCGCCTTGGCCCATCCCGGTGGAACGGACATCGTCTGGTTCCAGTTTCGGAAACAGTGCTAGAATTTTATCTCTGACCCATTGCTGGTGACGCCGCCCCTTAGCCTTTGCAGACTGAGGTTTTATCGCCATGCTTAATCCTCTACGAACCAGTACGAAGGTGGTTCCTTTGCCTTCGACATAGGGTGAGGTTTGAACTTTGCCTTTGGATAGCAAGCTTGAGTGAAGTCACAGAAGCCACAGGCCATAGGTAACCGCTTGAGGCCGGTAGGCTTCCGATTAAACTTATCGGGTACGGGATCAAACTGACGCTCTAGAGGCGCTCCGCTCGTAATCTTTTCAACCGTGCTTTTCATAGCAAACATGTTGTAAGATTTCTCAGATGCAGAAACATTTGCATCTACTGCAAGCATTGCACCGGTGGACTTGTTCACAACAATCCAGCCACCCAATTCTTTATCTTGGGCTTGGGCATAACCGGTTAGCTGTCCGATGTAGCCGAATGGATCGTCTTCTTTAAGAGCCTCATAACCGTTGGACCATTTCTTATCGAAAGCGAAAGGGCTGCAGGATTTAACGTCATAGATCTTGTGATCTATTTCTATATCATCCTCACCCTTAATGGTGACTGAGCCAAAGTCCATTTCTACAAGGTTTTTACCGCCGGTAATATTAACCTCTGCGACCTTCAGGATTAAATTAGTGATGCACTCAACGGCGTCACCGATCATCATCTGGACCTTGAAGTTCTTGGACTTACGTTTCTGTTCAGAACCCATTGCGCCATGTTGTAGTTGGCACAGAGGCTTCCCGATGTTTGACATCCGCAGACGAAAATCTCTGTCTTGCGGCGTAAGCTGCTTGCGAAGAGCCGCCTTAAACTCTTCGCCAGCCTCTTCTATCCACGCATCTTCAATGGTAAGACCATCAAATTCATCGTTGGATAGTTTGTCATTGGTTGCATCCAGTTTGGATTGCAGCATTAGGCTACATCAACAAAATCATCGTCGAGACTGTCTTCGATGTTTAGCGCATTCATTGCCTTGTCATTAAGGGAACCTTCTTTGATGGCCGTGAAGTATTTGGCATCAATCTCTTGGTTCTCTTTTTTGATAGCTTGGGCAAACACAGACATCGTGTCGAACACCTGTTGGGTCATATCCAACTTCTTAGACAGATCTACCTTGTAGGTAGGTGTGTACCAAACCACAGAGCCGTTTTCGTTGTAATCGGCACCCATTTCAGTCT